AGAGTGAATTTCAACTTCACCAGGACTTACACCGTTAATGTCTTCACAAGCATAAAAAACAACCTTATGAAGCTTTTCAATGTCAAGTGACTCGCGAGTGCCATCACGCTTAATAACTTCTGTCATATTATTTCCTTTATTGTATTGAGCTGATATTATCTTCTTTGACGATAGAGATTTTGTCTATCAATGGGTGGGTGAAGTCATGAGAAATCAAAAATACATTGAGATTATCTTCTCGCTGTAAAACTTCAATTAGCTTTTCTTTTCCTTCATCATCAAGGACACCTGTAATTTCATCAAGAAATAAAAGATTCACACTACTGCCACCAAGTTTTGAAAGCAGATTGCGAATCGCTAAAAGAATAGATGTTTGAATCCTACTAAATTCACCGCCAGATACAGTTTCAATTGGAGTTGATATACCGTTATTGATAACTGATATATTAAGCTTCTCTTTATCAAGCTTAAACTCAACTTGAAACTGACCATCACTTAAAAGAGATAAGTAATAATTAATAGAGTTTTCCAACTCTTTAGTTAAATTCTCTAACTTAAATGCTACGATACCAGATGTGCTGAACGCTTTTTTAAGAATATTTAAAGAATTTATCTGATTTGATTTAGTTAATGTTACATCTTTTACGTTTTTTTGTCTAATTGAAAAATCATTTTTTTGGTCAATTAGTGCTTCAACCTTGGCATTATGAATACTAACTTGTTTATTATGGTCTTGAGCGTTATCTGCTGCTGCTTGTTGCAGATTAAATTCTTGCCGTAGTTTACTGATCTGTGTTTGAATATCTCCAAAATCAGGGTATTCATTTGGAATTGAAGAATCTATTAGTTGAGTTAAGTGTTCAAAACGCTCAATGTTACGTTTATTATTTGCGAATTGTTTTTTCTTTTCATCAATCTCTTTGATCTCATTAGACCATTTAGTAGCTTTGATTAAGCCTTCAGAGTGTAGTGTCGTCTTTTCATTCAGTTGATCTTCAAGATCAGCTTTGAGTTTTTCAAGGTGAGAAGTGTCAATAGTTTGTCCACAAGAAGGACAGGTATCCTTTACTTTAATGTTAGATACGTCATTTTTTAGTTTATCTATATCGCGTTTTAACATAATGATGTCTTGTTTAAGTGTTTGATACTCATCCCAAAATTCAAACTCAGCAGGCTCAACTAATCCTGCATCAAATTGGATAAAGGATCTCTCTTCAAGATACATATTGTTTTTATCAATTTTTTTACAGATAGAATCATAGTTCTGCAATTCTTGATGTAAAACACCTATTCGTTGCTGTAGTTCTGCATTAACAGGAGGAATCTCTACCTCAGTCTGTTTATCAGGAATGCTTGTGATAGACAAAAAGTCTTCTATAGTTTTCAGCTCTCCTTGTAGTCTGTTAAGCTCTTTATCTACTTCTGTAGAACGAATCTTAATTTTTTCTCCAATTGCGATATACTTTTCAAGGTTGAATAGGTTAATTAGAAACTTTTTACGATTTGCATCTGTAGCTTTTAAAAACTCTAGCAAATCAGTGGAAGATTGGTATGTTAGCTGAGAGAACACCTCAAAATCAAGACCAACAATTTCAGAAATCTTTTTATAGGTATCTAGTACCTTATGGTCTGAAATATCTACACCGTTTTCTAGTAGTTTTACTTTAGTTTGTGCTCCTGTGCGAGTTACTGTAACCACATAGTCTTGACCGTTAGCAACAAAAGTAAGTTCTGAATTCCAGTTCTTGTCTTTTGACCAACGATTAAGTATGTCTGACTTTTTGATTCCTTTGATGTTTTTGTTAAAAAGAGTTTCTTGAATAATCATAGCAATAGATGACTTACCACTTCCGTTAGGAGCAGTAAGCTGTGATATTCTTGATTTATTCAAGTCAATCTCATTATCTTTTCCATAAGAAAACATATTTGAAAACTTTAGTGTTTTAAGAGTTATTTGACTCATTAGACTTTTCCATTCTTTGTTTTATGTATTTTTTTAAGGGGCCACTTTGCATCATAGTTCTGTTTGAACTTAGGCCAAGTAATAAAAGGAGTAAATAGAGTTTTAGAGTGTGTATTTACTTGTTCTATAATATCATATAGATAATCTTGTTCTACATGCTCCCATCCAGTTAGTTTTTTTCTCTCCGGTAATTGAGGATAGTCTCTGTAGATAAAATCATTATCTTTATTTCCAGGCTGCCTACCGTCATAGTTTGCGGCATAGTGACAAAATATAGGTTCTAAAGAGGTGAAAGTAAAAAAGCGTTTCTTTTTCGCAATAGCCTGCTTTACTAAATTAGGAGAGTCTTCACTCCATCCAATTCCAATTGTGTTATCAAAATCGGGATTATGCCCTGAAAAGATAATAATCTCTGAATCTGTAATGTAGTTATATAAATTAGTTAGAGCCATCTGAGAGTATGAAGCAGAGAACTCTCCATATATACAGGCGTCTGGAATCGTTTCTTTCATCAGTTTGTCAAAAGATAAACCAATAATTTTAAAAGGAATTGATCGTTGTTTACAATATTTAACTGCATACATTATATCAACGTCATTTGCTCCACCGAAAATACGCTGTATTAATACTCTAAAAGGTATGTTAAGTTGGTAGAACGTTTCTGCTACTAGCTCTGAGTCAATCCCCCCACTCATAGTAATTACGTACTCTCCCTGATGTATACCATGAAAGCGAGACACAAGTGCTTTCATATCTCCTCCTAAGCTTGCGCCTCTCCGTTTAAATTCTGGAACAGTAGCTATAACACCTCTATGGATTCCAGCAAAATCCCAATCATAATCATCAGGACGCCAGATAGATTGATTTTTTTCGTACATCCAATAGGTACGATTTAAAGAAAAATCAATTGATTCCAATAGCTCTAAATTCATCCATCACTCGTTCTGTGTCTGCTACTTTAATATGGTTAAGATAGATTTCAAGTTCTTCATAGATTGTTTTGTTTTTAAGGTCTAGAGTTGCATCTTCTTGCGGCTTCTCAACAACTTTTTTATCTAGCAGGTCTGAGCGTTCAATCTTTGATAGCTCATCAATATTACCCTTCACCTCATACACTGCATGGTGTCTAGAGTCTGCTGGCATCTCTTCTCCAGCTTTAATAGTACGCCGAAGCAGCTTGGGAAGATCAAGATCGTAGAACTCACGAGTGTAGTTATGAGAGTCTACTACCTCATAGATATCTACACCATACTGTCTCTTTTCGTCTCTATCAAATGTAGTATTTAAGGGAGAGCCAGGATAGTAACAGTTAGTGTCACCATAACGATGATTAAAGTGTAGATCGCCAAGTAGACAAAGGCCCCAAGGCGCGAGACGCGAAAAGTCATATTCTGGCGTAATATGTGGCGGTACCTCCCCACGAATATGGGTAACCAATATATCGCCTTCCACATATGATGGTAGATTGTCCGTTTGTACCTCTCCATACGGGAAGAGTTGAAACGATTGATTGCCCACAGTTGTACGTCCATTGCGAATAAAGACAGAGACGTTCTCATTTTTAATAGCATTCTTTTCTGTAAGATGTTCAAAGAAAGATTCTCCTTTGCGGGTAGCTTCGTGATTGCCGGGGATGATGATTGTGGGAACAGTGACTGAATTGATATAGCTCAAAAACAGTGAGATTTCATCTGGCTCTGGTTTTTTATCAAAGATGTCACCAGCAATCACATGCACATCCACACGTGCCTCAAGCGCTAACATCTTACGAAACATTTCCCGAAATCTAGCTACTTGCCAGTTATAGGGAACCTTCTTTTTGTGAAGGTTAATGTGCCAATCAGCACTGCATAAAATTTTTGTCATTGCAATTCCTTTTAAAATATGCTAATTTATGTTTGTTAGCTAGTGAATAACGCATCACCGCAGGTGAAAAGCTGTTGAACAAGGCTTGAACCGCTGTGGTTTAGCGCTGTCTCGTAGAGACGCAGCTGGGGCAACGGAGTTGCCTAAGCGTCACGTCATTCTTGTGCCCACTTTTCTATACGAATGTCAGTTGAACAAGGACATTGAGTGAAGGGACAGGTAATAGCTCCTCTGGGTTTTATAAGATTCTTTTTAAAAAGATTACCCATACAAGCTCTTGGATAGTTAAAAAGACAAGCACTTGGGTACACATCTCCACTAAATTTAATATTTATATTATCTCTACCTACTGCACATTTCATTCCCTTAAACTTATTATGATGAACTTTTAAATACTCTATGCTTGGGTGTAATATTTCTTCCCCCGTGTCTACTGTTACATTAGTATTTGTTGATCCTTTAAAAGCCTCGTCAAAAAATTTCATCTGTTCTTCTGTATAATCAACAATACTTTCAGAAAGTGCATAGTTACCTGTAAACTCATCTTGAATTTGAAGAGGTAAAACAGTGCATATTTCACTTAATTTTTCATAAGTTCTCAGAACTTGATCCCAGTTATTTGGGTATGCTAGTAAAGCTACGCTTTCTAAATATCCAGCTTCTTCTAAAATCTTTGCGTTTTCATAAAAGTCTTCAAGTGTTGTCATTTCTGGATGGTAACTTGCGCAAAGAAATTTTTTTGCTTTACCATTAAGTTTATGAATATAGGTTTTAGGTGGAATAGATAGATTTGTAAGTATGTTGGGCACATAGTTATTATCTGCTAACCAATTTACTAAGTCTACCCACTGTTTATAAACAGTTGGCTCACCTCCTAACAGATTCATTTTTATCTTTTGATTCCCAAAATAATCAGAAAGATAAGTAAAAACATCAATATATTCATCTAGAGTTTTGAATCCAAAAGGTTGTGAATTATCATAAGAAGAACAATACGAGCAAGAATAATTACATCGTACTGTTATCATCCAATTTACATTTACTTGCCAGTCTGGAGACTCATATTTAAGATGTTTTATCTTCAATTAAATCTCCAGATACTGAAAGTTCTGAGTATACCACATAGCAAAAGTATATCTTTCTCCACGAGTTACTTTAGTGACTCCATGAACAAATTTATCATTTGACGGAAAAACTAAGAGTGTATTTGCTTCTGGCTTGTATGCCCAGTCTAATCTCGGAAAATAAATCTCACCACCCTCATACTGATCATTAATATAGTATATACCAGACCAAGTTCTAAAAGAAGTTGGATGTCCTGTTTGATCACCGTTAGGCCAAGAATTATCAGAATGAACACTCATTTCTCGTCCTGTTTCCCAACGAGTTAGCTCTGTGTTATCAGGAAAATGTATTTCTCCAGAATACTCATGGATGAGTTGTTGCCCTAAAAATCTGCACAAGTTCATGTAAGATTTAAAAGTATATCTAATCTCATTCTGAGTATCCAAAAGCTTAAAAGGTATAGTTCTACCTTTAAATGCTTCTATAGTCTGTGCTTTAGTAAAGTAAGGATTATTGAACAGATGTTTGTTAGCATCAAGAAACTTACAAAGGTTAGGCCAATGATACTCGTCATCAAAGACCTCTCCTCTGATAATAATGTTACTTAAACATTCTTCTCTTTCTTCGCCTGTAATAGGCTGAAGTTGGTATGAATTACTTTCTGCCAATAATCTTTCCTACATCGCCCTCAAACGTGTAGCTCCCCACATGATTAAGTTTAGTATTCGGATCTAACCAGATTTCTCCCCCCAGCTTCTGCCACCGACGACAAAAAGTATAATCTTCTGATAGATAACGATTATCATCAGGGTCTAACCAAGTATCAAATAAGGCATAGCAATATTTATTAAACTTAGGATCAATATTAGAATCATTACGATAATGAAGTTCTGGGTATTCTTGCATCATCTTTTCTACAACTTCTCGTTTAATCATGAAAAAGCCTGTTGATGCGTCTAACACCTCAACGGCACCATTTTCAACACGGACTTGTTTTTTCTCAATATCTCTAAACTTGAAATTGATCGCATATTGAACAGGCAGAGCTTTTTTTGGATAAGCAGCTGCCATAATTGGTTTATCATATGCTAACATACGTATGATAGAATCAGCATCAAATTCAATATCAGAATCAATAAACATTAAATGAGTACAGTCTGACTCCATAAACATTGCAGTAAGAATATTTCTGGCACGAGTAATTAATGATTCATTACGTAGAGTTGTCACTCTAAAATTAATTCCATGTCTCATCATTGTTTGCGAAGTACGAAACATGGATAAGAAAAATTGATCTGTCAACATACCACCATAACAGGGAGTAGCAAAAAAGATATTATGTTTTCTTAGTTTTTCTAGATCAATTGTTGCTTGATTACCTTCAACGGCAGTGAAGGCACCGAAAGATCGTTCTTTTGGTGCCTCTGTACCGTTAGCAGGTTTCATATCTGCTAAGGATTTTTTCATTAGGCTAAATCATCCACATCTTCTACAGGTTTAAATTCATCGGATACATCCCCGGCGAAATAGGCAGTGTTCTGTAGCAACCACTCTTTTTGCTCATCGTAGGTTTGACGCTTATAAATCTTACTTAGATCAAAAAGCTCCAACTCTTTTTCAGCATCAGTTAAAGGTGAATTATTTCTTGCAGGAATAATTGAGTATTTAACATTTTGTGGAAGTGGTCCAGTCTTTTCCTTTTTGATGGTGATATCATAACCATTGCCATTATCGGCAGGATTACCATAATCAGGATTTGTAGCATAATCTACAATTTGTGAGTAGATAGTAGCACGAAGATCAAAAAGTTTAATCTGTCCGTCTGCGCGATCAATTACGTTACAAACGTATGAAAATTGAGGCTTATCAGAGTAGATAGCTTCGTCAATTTCTTTGAAAGGGTCTTGAGCAGAATTATCAAAGGATTCTGTCTCACGACTAAATTGAAGACATTCTACAGGCATCTTCTTACCTTCTTTTGTTACTACCCAGTAGCAGTAACGTGGCATGACATCTCCAACTAGTCTTACTTTAGTATCTCCGATACCGAGTGTTAATCGTTGAATTTCTCTGCGTTGATTAGAGCCAGAGGATTGTTTACCTTTGGCTTGATCCCATGCGACCATTGTGTTTCTCCTTTTGTTGAACGTTGGTTCTTAAGTGTAGGATTTCCTCGTAACCGAGGACTCTGGTAAAAAATAAATTTTATCACCCTTTACTTCTATATAAGGGCTTTTAATATCTTTTCTTATATAGTTTTTAGCGATATAGTCTTGAGCTTCGCTAATTCTTCTCATAGAGAGTAGTTGTAGATATTCAGTTT